ATAATGATCGTTTGCGAAGAGTTTGAAGCCGAAGACAAGCAACTTAAGCTAGCCCAGCAAACGGCCGACATGCAAGCCGTGACGGCTGGTCTTTTGACGGACAACGAATGGCGCACGAAATACGGCTACCCGCCGGCTGACGACGGGGACGCAAGACGCCAGCCCACGCAACCCCAGGCCGATCCGTTCGGCGGGATGTTTGGCGGCGCAGGCTCGGGGGACACGACCCAACAACCCAAGGCCGTGACCACGAAAGCCGTGCCACGCCCTACGATCAAGCAGTTTATTCAAGTCCTACAAGGGGTCTTCGGCCAACAGGCCAAGCGGGTGTTGGGCGAAATGAAATCGGTACGGAAGGCCATACCCAATGGGACGTGGTACGACCTGGACGCCGACCTGTCCGCAATGGCTAGCCAGCTTCAACCAATCGTTGAAGCCTTTTTCGACCAAGCCAGTGGGCAGTTGGTCCAGCGGCTCGGCTTCAATGATGCCGTACCCAAGGTTGTGAACGCCTCTATCCCGGAAGCCGCCCGGTCGGCCGTGTTGGCATTTTGCCAAGCCACCAACGATACCACTAGCCAGGAGCTGGACTCCGCCTTAGCCGCAACCCGCAAAGCCCTGGAAGACGGGTTAAGCCAAGGGGAAGCGGCCAACCAGTTGACCCGGCGAGTGCAACAAATCTTTGAAAACCTACAAACGGACCGGGCATACAGAATAGCTGTAACTGAACAGAGCAGGGCGCAACACACTTCCGAGCTATTGACGTTGAACGCCGCCGGGGTGGACGCCAAAAAAGTGTGGCTAGACACGGAGCTAAACGCTTGCGATGAATGCAAGGCGCTGCACGGAAAGACCGTCGGATTAAATGAAAACTTCGTGACCAAGGGGACGGGGGCATATTCAGAAATCAGTGCGCCTCCGCTCCATTGTCATTGCCGCTGTTCTCTTGACTACGTTGTTGACGGGTCATAGCGGCTTCGGGGTCCATCCCCCGGCGGGTACGGACTTTCAAGACCTGATAACTGACCTTGCACCTTGGATCGGCCGCCCAATCTTTGATACTTTTCCGCTCGCCGAAGGCCAATAAATACCTTGCGTTTTTGTGCGCCGTATTTGCAGCCGATGTAAGCCAACGGCAATTGGCTGGCGCATAATCACCCCACGGCTGTTTTCTGTCAATCGTCAAGTGGTCTTTGTAACCATTCGCCGCCGCCCAGGACTTAAAGGCCGGGAAGTCCCGCCGCCATTCGGAGCATACCCGGACGCCTTTACCACCATAATCGGGGTATGCTTGGCGGTTCGGGTTGTAACATCGGGATAACATCCCCTTCCAAATCCGGTGAAGCCGTGTTCCCGAGTGCCCATGAGTTGTTGCAATTCCCCGGTCCATCATTTCCCGATAGGCGCACCCGCAAGACAAGGTCTTCCGGGCCTGGTCACGAAGCCCACTTAAAGCCACGTCCTTTACAATCCCACAATCGCACCGGCACCGGACATAGCCGTAATTTCGTCCATTGGTGGGGGACTCCCGGTAACAGACTTCCGCCACAATGACAAGCCGGCCGTATCGCCGACCAACTGACCAATCATATTTGCGAGCTACCATAATGCCCCGAGCCTACCCGATTTCCAAAGGTCGATCCATAGATAAAGGCATGAAATGTAAAACTTTAGTAGAGTGTGTGTCCGTCCCGTGCCGTATGTCCGAAGAGTCCGCCCGCATGGTGGACGCCGTGGCCAAAACCTTGCCCAAAGAAAGCAACTACGAATATCGCAAGCTGGCCGTGGCTACCAAGGCCGAAGAGTTGCGGGACGATGAGCGAACGGACGTATCAGTTATCACCACCGAAGCCGTTGACCTAATGTCGGACGTGGTTATCGCTGACGGCATCGACCTAAGCGCTTACCAAAAGACGATGGTGGTTTTGCACGAACACGACCCCTGCCAGCCGGTGGGCAAATGTCTTTGGCTAAAGCCGGTCCCCAGGGGGATAAAGGCCAAGACCTATTACACGCCCCGGCCGGAAGATTGGAGCGAAGATAAATGGCTACCGGATTGGGTCTGGCAGAATATCAAAGCGGGGGTGGTGGTCGGCAAGTCCATCGGCTTCCTACCGGTGGAAGTCCGGGAACCAAGCAACGACGAAAAGTCTATCCCCGAGTATGAAGGGTGTACTCGGGTTATCACCAAATCCATTCTTTGCGAATTCTCGGTTGTGTCCACGCCGGCCAATCCCAACGCCCTGGTGGAAGAGGTTAAACACCTACCCGCCGCCCCGAGCCGGGAAGAGTTGTTGGCTATTATCAAGGGGGCGTACCGGCAACCGAAGCCGAAAAAGAAAGCGCCGCCGATCTATCGGCCAATGGCCCGCATGATCGACAACCTGACCTTAGACGTGGACGCCATTACGGCTTCCGTCATTGACCGCATTAAGAATTACGGCAGGGCAGATTAAAGGCTAGGACGGTCTTCGTAGTCGTGACCTTCCCGACCACGGTTATCACGTCGTCAAAAAAGACGTTGGCCCGTTCAGCGTCAATTACTACGGACACGAAGTCCGGCCCGAACACTTTTCTGAAAAACGCTTCAAGATTCTTTTGCATGACTTATAGATAGTGTCGTCAAGTCTTTTTGTCACTTAGGACAAAGACGGTAGCGCTGAGTTAGGATCGTGTCCGGCGATTTACGTTACCCGAGTCTAGCGAGTTGAAAGGGGACAAGCAATAAGACAATAAGGTAACAAATGATTGTTGCAATTAAAATTAGCGAAGATTCTGGCTTGCCGGACGCCGGGACCGTCATTCATCTTGACGAAGACAAAGCCCAAAAGCTTGTAGACTCCGGTTTAGCAGAGTATGCCGAAGAGGGCGACGTAAACGGGGAGGGCGACGACGAAGCCGCTGTGGACGATAGCCCGGAAGTTGTAGAAGCCAGTGTCCGGGGGTTGGCTAGGAAAAACACCGAAGTTATCACTAAGGCGGCTGAACGGGCTACCCGTGAGTTGGTCAAGAAATCCCCTCGCATTGTTCCGGATATGACCGTACCGGCCAAGGCGATAGACCGTAAATGCGGCTTCAAGAACTTGGCGGAGTTCTGCCAAACTAAAGCCGCCAGTTTCCACGGCAACACCGGCGCTTCCAACCGGCTTCGGCTGGTGGAAAAGGTCAACAACTACAACAGTGAAGGCGTACCGGCCGACGGTGGTAGCCTTATCCCGATTGAGTTTAGCCAGGAAGTCTGGCAACGGGCTTGGGGTAATGACCCGGTTTTAAGCCGGCTGAAACAATACCCAATCCGTGGCAATGATTTGAAAGTCCGGGCGCTGGGCCGTTACCAGGGTGCCAACGGTGGCGCAACGTCCTATTGGATTAGCGAAGGCAATGCTATCACCCAAAGTAAAGTGATTGCCGAAACGGTCGAATTGAAACTTAGCAAGCTGGCCGTATTGTGTGAAGCTACCAACGAACTGTTACAGGACGAGCCTGAATCTTTCGAGCAGATATTGAAAGACGACGTTTCCTTACAGCTTAACTTTGCGATGAATGACGCTATCTTCAACGGGGCCGGCTCACAAGCTAACCTATTGAGCGATACGGCGACCATCACCGTTAAGCGGGCAACGGCTAACACCATTCAGTACAAAGACCTGGCGGCAATGCTCCGCCACGTTCACGCCCCGAGCCGTAAGAATTGCAAAGTCTATTACAATCCTTCGGTTGAAGACCAATTACTCAAAATGGCCTTTGTGGATTCTACGGGCACCTTCCCGGCGTGGGTACTCCCCGGCTTCGGATCGTCCAGTGAAGCCCCGAGCGGCAAGCTATTCGGTATGGAAATGATTCCATGCGAAAACTTGCCCGCCCTTGGTACTAACGGTGACATTGTCTTTGCGGACTTGTCGCAAGTTGGTTGCGCTTACAAACAGATTGAAGGGGCGGTTTCCGCTCACGTTTTCTTCGTGCAAGACCAGACGGCCTTCCGGTTTGTCTTCCGTGTTGCCACGAAGTCCCTGTGGACTCAGCAATGGGTACGGCCGGACGGCACCAACGCCAGCCCGGTGGTTACCTTAGACACCGCTTCGCACGGATCGGCATAACGCCACCCGTGACAATTACAAGACGCCGGCTAGCAATGGCCGGTGTCTTTTTTTGTGTCAACTACTAACTAGGGTATGCCTGATTTGACGACCCTAGCCCGTTTGCGTGAACATATCCCGGACTTCCCGGACGACGACGCCCCTTACCTTGGCCACCTAATTACAAGTTGCTCGGCAGTTGTTGAAACCTACTGCGCCCGGACCTTTGCCCTGACAACCTACGACGAACTTTACCACGGCGGCGGCAAGCCCTACCTGTTGCTAAACCAATCACCCATCACCCGAGTTATCGGCGTTCGTTATGGTGTCATGCCCGCCCTCTTCGTCTTTTGCAATGACAACACGACCTTTAACGCAACCGTGGAAGTGAACGCTACCGGGGTCACTTGCACCCGGTTCGTCGGGACCACGGTGGACGCCCACCCGTTGCTTTACACGACCTACCCAACCTGTGGGGCATTGGTCACGGCAATTAACGCTCTGGGCAACGGCTGGAAAGCCACGCTTGGGGGCAACGATCCTTTCTTGAATTGGCCGACCGCCGACCTAGCGGCTTTCAGCGAAACCCACGGGGTCCGCTACCTGACGTGCCGGCTTAACGTCCACCGGTGGTGGTTAAACGACTACCGGCTAAACCCGGACGTGGGGGAAATCCGAACCGTCGGCATTTTCCAAGTCGGGTACGACAATTACAGAATCAATTACACGGCTGGCTATGGGGCCACGGCGGCTTTAATGCCGGCGGACGTGCAAGACGCCACTTGTGAGGTAGTCCGCAACGCCTACGAATCCCGTCGGATCAACACCAATCTAGCTTCCGAATCCCTGGGGTCTTACAGCTATTCGGCCGCCGCCAAGGTGGGGTTTGACATGCTATCGGCTTCGGCCCGCCGGACCTTAAACCAATACAGGCGCTTGACCGTCGCAAGGTACAAATGAGGAATTTACTTTTTAGCGTTGTGGATTGGCAAACGTCCCCGGAGTCCAAAGATACGGGCGGGTCAGAGTATTTCGACCCGACGACTTACACAAGCCAGGGCCGGCTTCGCTGCAACGTCCAGCCGGCCAGCGCCAAGGAACTGCAATTCTTTCAAGCCCGTGGTACGGAAATCACCCACGTCGTTTACGTTGACTATGACCCCGGCATTAACCGCAACGACCATCTTGTATTGGGTACTCGGGTCTTGG